CTTGTGCTTGATGGTGCGCCACTGGTCGACGCCCGTATGATGAAACATGGTCAAGCCGCAAGCTCTGTCTCTCGGTATCTCGGAAACCATCCCGAGGGCGTTGTTGCATAAATCAGCGATGGCGAGAAAATCACTCATGGGTGTGAATTTTCAGCAATCGTTGACTGTGTTCGCCTCATGAAACGCAATAATCTGCCACATGGCGAGCAACTCATCGATTTATGCAACAACGCCGCTTGTGCACGTCGACAGGGCCGCTTGTTTAAGACTTGTAGCCCTTATTCTTCACGAGATCTTTGTACGCCTCGTAAGTATGGCGGCTTATCGAGTCTTTCTCGCTGCGTGGGAGCTTGCCCTTCGGATACTGTGCATAGAGTTCCCCAGCCCTATAGGAGCTGGCGGTGTCTTCCAACTGGACGATTCCTGGCTTGCGATCCTCCCTTTCCAACACATGGGTCTCGTCGCTTTCGTCCGAGAATCTCACGCTGTGAAAGCTCCCAGCTCTGAAGTGACCACCTGGGTTGCGAGGCAGCGACGGCGGACGTGTCAGACCGGAAAATTCACCTGGCGTCCTGCGGGGCGCTGAACGGCTGGGCGACGACGTGGGCGAAGTGGTTGGCGACTGTTCCTGGCTGTACAAATACGGGTAATTACCGACCGCGCCTCGAATAGGGCTTGTCATGTTGCAACTCCATAAAATGATTACGCAATGCAGTGGGGTCGTTGCATAAATCATGGGAGTGTCACTTTGGTGCTTAAAAATTGCGCAACGACAGAAATATTCGTTCGCTACGTGCGAAATCAGTCTAGCTTGCGCAATCTCTGGGCGGTGACATCGCTTTATGCAACAACGCCCTGCATCTCAATACGACGCCTCATACCCAGAAGATTGGCATGGGCGCCGCGTCATAGATTCTGTGAAAAATCTGTGGAAAAGTTGTCGTAGTAGGCGAATCCGCGTAAAGTTTAGCGAAAGCTTACTATTCCGAACCTGCGAGGGCTTCAAATGATGGGGCCAGAACTGAGTTTGCGCATCGCCAATGATGTGCGCCTATGCCTGACGCCCAAGTTCCATCTGCACAGCGGCGGACAGGCGCGGAATACGCCGCGCCACCACTTGCTCGATGTCGAGCCGCTTCCTGAGCACGACACGCGGCACCAGCACCGCAATCGGAACGTCCGCGCCGCGCTGGATGCGTTTGACGCCCTCGGCCTTGCGGTAGCGGCGCTTGAAGCCGGCCAGCGGCCGGTCGTGCTCCCCGATGTTCTCGGCCATCAGCACCACGTTCCCCCGGTCGTTCTTCACGAAGTACGCATTGCCACCCCGCATCAGCTCGGCGATCTGCGCCTTGAAGCGCTTCCTGCCCACCCGCCCGTAAAGCGGAATCAGCAGCCGGCCGGCGACCACACCACCCCGCTCGTGGATGGCTGACCACGGCACCCGCGACCCCACATAGAGCGCCGGCAGGCGCTTCGGGTCCCGGTCCAGCACCTTGGCCGTGAAGCCCTTGAGGAAGGACTTCTTGACCACCCGCATCTGCCCGGCGACGTGATCGCGCATGTCCTGCTTGAGCTCCGCCGCCTCGCTGGCCATGGCTTGTGCGACCACCTTCTTCACCTTCGGTCGGAAGTCTCCCGCCCAGCGGCGCAGCTGGGCCTGCGCGGCAGCGCTATCGATTCGAACGGAAATCCGCATGGCTGTTTGCCTTGTCGTTGAACTGGTCGAGCGTACGGTCGAGATTGCGCGCATCGCCCCGCGTGCCGATGGCGATCATCGACAGCAGCCGAGCGTCGCGCGCTGCCTCCGCACGCACGACGGCATCCAAGAAGCCGCGCACCTGGGTCAGGGTGTAGCCGAGGATGTCGGGCAGCCGGTGGCCGTGGTCGATCAAGCGCTGGATGGCGTCGAACCAGACGCCGCAGACTACGTCACCTGTGCGAACAGGCCGTCGAGCCTCGGCAGCACCGTTCGGGTAAAAAAATCCGCGTTCACCTCGACCACCTTGGCCGCCAGCAGAATCGCCTCGTCGGCCGCGAGCCCATCGACCCACGCGCGCGGCTTGTCCGCCGCGATGGCGACGGCCTGCAGCAGATCGTCGCCGTGCTCGATGAAGAGCCCGAGCCAGTCGATTGAGGGCGCGTTGAGCTGCTGCAGCGTCGGCGAGATCGCGCGCAGGAAGGCCGGCAGCCGGCCGACCTTCAGCGGCTCGATGGCGAGCGTCTCCCCACCCACGGCAAGTTCGGCCGGCTGCGGGATCAGTTTGTCCAGATCGTCCATGGCCGCCCTCACAGTTGCACGATCTTGCCAAATTGGCCAAGGACCGCATCGAACGGCTTGGTCGGATCCGCCAGCAGCGAGCCCTCCATCTCGAACTTGTTGTACTCGTCCGAGATGAGCGAGAGCTCCTTGAGCGGATCGAAGGCGACCCGGTACAGCTCGACCAGCACCTTGGCGTTGCCCTGGGCGGTGTTCAGACCCTCCAGGCGCAGGTACCGCTCGGGCAGCGGCTGGGTAAAGATGCCGATCTCGGTGGCGACGCCATAGGCGTAGCTCGCCTTGAACGGCTTCACGTAGGGCGCCGGCGGCGAGCCGCCATCATCCAGGCGCAGGAACTGGATCGAACCGAAGTCCAGGTCGCCGGTGTAGTCGACACCGATCGCCAGCGTCGCCGGCTTGGCTGCACTGTCCTTGATCACCAGCTTCGACACCTTGGGGTGGGCCAGGAAGTAGCGGTCGCCCACCAGTGGCTCCGCGCCGCCGACCGGCTCGTCGTTGACCGCGCCAGCGTCGCCGGTGACGTGGTTGCCGTACAGGGCCAGGGCGAGATTGTCGCGGGTGAACTCCTCGATGGTCAGGTTCAGGGTGGCCGACTTCTGCTTGACCATCCGGTGGTCCAACGTACGCTGGCCGGACTGGCTCTCGTAGTGCTCCAGCACGTCGGTCTTGAGGGACAGCTTCAGCTCGGCCACGTTGCCGGGCGAGCGCACCTCGTAGGGCACGCCCGCGGCATCGCGCTTGCCGAGGTAGACGCGCCCCTGGAAGGAGGCGTAGGTACTCATGGTTGGGGGAATTTCCTTGCGTGACGCAGAAATGGGTACGGGGGTGAGAGCGGCCCGGACGGGGCTCTCGAAGTGCGGGTTGCCGCCTGGATCAGCGGCTTCAGGCAGGCGTCGCCAGATCGGCGGCCAGGGTCCGGTAGGTAATGCGGTAGCGCGCCGGAATCGCAGCGGCCACGGCGTCGGCGTCCTCCACGTCCCACTCGCAATCGAGCTCGTGGATGCCGAGCGCCAGGCCACCGAAATTCACGTTGGCCATCAGCGCCGCGTGCGCAGCCGTCAGCAGTTGGTCGGCTGCCGTCTCCGGCGCGGCGGGCGGCACGGCACGGGCCAGCGCCGTCACCCGCACAGTCAGTTCGCGCGTGACCCGATCGTTGGCCCGGCTGGCGATGGCATCGCTCTCCGGATACACCACCAGCGCCGGGCACTGCTCCCGCGCGATGGCGACGGCCGGCGACCGGTGCAGCGTGGCGCTAAGCGCCTGCGCTGGCGCACGGACGGCCGCCATCACCGCGAGCAGGATCCGCTCACGGACGGAGTTGACTGCCATCGGGATTACAGGCGGGTGAGCTTGGCGCGGATCTCGGAGCCGTCACCGACCGCGCGCAGATCTCGCACATGGAAGACCCCACCAGCGATCTCGACCGTTTCGCGGGGACCCAGCCCCGCAAGGATCGTGGCGGGATAGGACATCACGTACTCGGTGCTGACCGTCAGGCCATCGAGCAGCGTCTCGTCAGGGGCGGCAAAGCCCACCATGTTGATGCGCGGCGGGCCGCCATCGGACGGCCGCCAGACGCACTCCTTCAGGAGACCCGCGTTGGCGGCGGCTTCGTAAAGGGTTGCCACGATGTCCATGGTCACCCCATCGTCAGCTTGACCAGCACACCCGGACGCAGACACATCGGCAGCGGGTTGGACTGGGTGTGCACATCGGTGCCCCGGCCGAACTGGCGTGGCTCCTGCTTGGCGTACAGTGGCTGACCAAGGGTGTTGACGGTCTCGTTGAAGTCGGCCGGCGCGAAGTACGTGCCGAAGGTGTCGATGGTGCCCACAGGGAAGACGTGCGCCTCTCCTGGTTCGATGAAGCTGCGCACCTTGCCGGCCGCGTCGGACGCCTTGCCCCGGTACTCCTCGAAGGTGATGCCGCCGAACTCGAAGCCGCTTCGCATGTCGTTGATCAGCATGATCCCTTCGCGCCAGCGCGAATAAGCCTCCTTGACGCTCTTGTGGCTGATCAGCGCCTTGAAGAAATCGGTCGAGCACAGGCAGTGCGCGCCGGTCGTGACTTCGCCGAGCAGGGAGTCGTCGATCATGGTGAGCACGTCCGTGCATTTGTTCCGGACCTCGGTCTTGTCGGCGCCCAGCTCGAAATTCACCACCTTCTGCTGGATGCGGAACTCCTCGAACAGGTTGTAGAGGGGGGAGCCGTCCGCGTCGAGGATCTCGCCCTTGAGCGCGCCCATGCGCAGGTGTTCCAGCGTGATGGCGTGCTTGTTGCGCATCGTCTCCAGGCGCTCGGCCATCACGTTCGACACGGATTCCAATTCGGTCTCCGAGCCGAAGCCGCGCAGCCCCTGCACCGCCTCGGGTAGCACCACGTCGTCATGCGGGATGTGGGGGATGACGAAGGAGCGCAGGTTGCGCCGGCCGCGCGTGCCGACCGTGCCAGGGGAGCCGGGCGGCAACGTCGGCAGCAGCGTCAGCACGCCCTCGCGCTGCTCCACGATGATCTGGCGCGTGCGCACGGGCTTGGGCGCAAACAAATTCATCTGCTCCAGCTTGCCGTACCGGTTCGGGATCAGGTTGATGGCCGCCGTCATCGAGGCCATCTCGAAAGCGGGATTGGTGAATGGATTCTGCATGGTCGATCAGGCTCCGACGCGCACCAGGACGCCCAGTGCCTTGAGTTGAGAGATCGCGGCGTGCTGCTCGACGGCGGCGATGCCGGCGGGCCACTGCAGCGCGTGGCTGGCGACGATGGCGTGGCGCGCGATCAGGAGGCCGTCGTCACGGTCGGCCAGGTGAGCGTCGCACGCCTGCATCAGCACACCGGCGGCGTACTGGCTGCCATCGGTGGCGGACGGGTCAAGCTGCTTGACCTTGCCCGTGGCGGTCACCATGCCGACCACGGTGCCCAGGGACAGGGTCTGGCCGGCGGCCACGGTGATGCGCTCGCGCGAGTACAGGTTGGGCGCCTCGTATTTGAGGAGGTCGCCCAGGTTCAGTGGTTCTTGAAGGACAGGCATGGGTCGTGATTACTGAATGCCCAGGCGCTTCTTGACGGCCTGGAGCAGCGGATTGCGGGGGGATGCGGGATGGCCGGCGTCGGCCGAGACGACGGGCGCCTGCGGATCGATGCGACTCGCGATCTCGGGCGACGCCTCGGCCCGCGCGGCGAGCAGGTGGCTGCGCACGCGCTCGGGCGTGGCGCGCGTTTCGAGGAAACCGGCGATCAGGTCGGTGCGACCGGCCAGCGCGCACAGCTGGGCGATCTCCACGGCATCGGTGTGGCTGGCGACGGGGGCTGCTGCGACCGCTGCAGGTTGGGCAATGGAGCCGGCAGCGTCCGCAGTGGGTGCATCGACTGCGGCGAGATCTGGTTGAGTAGTCATGGAACAGTCCATCTGGGAGGTGAGAGAAACGCCGCGCGCCGTCATGACCGGCGCGGCGGAAGAAAGGGAAGCGGTGAGCTGAGCGAGCGCGTCCTCGAACGTGCCGACGGCGTCGGCCAGGCCGGCGGCAACGGCGTCCTGCCCGAAGAACAGCCCCGCTTCGGTGGCCGTCACCGCCTCGGCCGACAGCCCGCGATAGCCGGCCACGGTCGCGACGAACAGCCCGTAGATGCGGCTCACCTCGGCCTGCAGTTGCGCCTGCGCTTCGTCGGTGATCGGCGCGTGCGGGTTGAGATCGTTCTTGCGGGCACCGGCGAACACCGCCGTGTAGCGGATGCCGTCCTTGGCGTCCTTGATGGACTGGTCGACATGCATGGCGATCACGCCGATCGAGCCGACCCCACCCGTGCGCGAGACGAAGACCCGCGACGCGGCGCTGGCGAGCGCATAGGCCGCCGAGAACGCCATATCGTTGGCCACCGCCCAGATGGGCTTCATCGCAGCAGCGGCGCGGATGCGGTCGGCGAGATCGAAGACCCCGCTCGACTCGCCGCCCGGGCTGTCGACATCGAGCAGAATCGCGGCGACACCCGGGTCGGCCAGCGCCGCGTCCAGCTGTTCGCCGATCGCGGTGTAGCTGGCCAGCCCCGACTCGGCCTCCAGGCCCACCGTGCGCCGCACCAGCGTGCCATGGATCGGGATCACGGCGATCCGGGCATGGCCGGTGGCCGGGTTGCGCGCGGATGGTACGTAGTCGCCCGGTGGCGCCAGGTCGGCCAGGCCCACGCGCGGGCCCAGCACCGACAGGATCACGTCAAGTTTTGGGCGATCGATCGCCAGCGGCACGCCAAAGAGGCGTGTCGCCAGATGAGGCAACAGGGTCATGGAAATCCTTCAGGCGGCGACGGGTTCGCCGGCGGTTGCGTCCGGGCGGGACGCGGCGGGGGCGCCGTCCTTGGCGGTGTGGCGCGGGTCGGAATCGAAGACGAGCCCGAGCGCATCGGCGCGGGCGTTGTCGGCGGCGATCTCGCGGTCGATGTCCTCGGCGTCGTAGCCGAAGCTCGAGATGGCTTCCGAGCGGCTCATCAGGCCCGCACGGATCGCCAGCAGCATCGCCTTGAACTCCTTCTCGGGGTCCACCCACTGCCAGCCCTGCGGGATCCACTTGACCTGCAGGTATTGGCGACGCCGGGCCGCGCCACCGCGCGCAAAGCCAGGAGCTGTGAGCGCACCGGACAGCACCGCCTGCTTCATCCAGGCAGCCCACACCGGGCGGCACATCTGGTGCACCAGCACGCTGTGCTGCACCATCTCGCAGCGGCGGCGGAACTCCAGCAGCCCCGCGCGGATGGACGAGTAGTTCACGCCGGTCAGGTCCCCGGTCAGCTGCTCGTAGGTGATGCCAAGTGCCGCGGCTACCGCGCGGAACTGCGTGCGCAGGAACTCGCCATAGGAGCCGCCCACATCGGCCGGATCGGAGAACTTGATGTCTTCGCCCGGCTCCAGAATCTGCAGCGTCCCCGGCTCCAGCCCCACCAGCGAGATCCCGGCCTCGTCCGGCAAACCCTCGCCCATCAGGTTGTCCTCGGGGCTCTGGCGCGTGACGAAGCCGGCGAACATGGCGGCGGTCTTCTTCCGCACGAGCTCGGCGTCGTCGTACTGATCGAGCTCGTTCAACTTGACCAGCGCACGCGACAGCCACGGCTCGCCCCGGATCTGGCCGGGCCGCAGCACGCGGTACAGGTGGATGATCTCGCTCGCGTCGACCCGCACGGTATCGAGCCCGCCCTGCCCCGACATCGGCGACAGCCGACCATCGTCCGGATGCGAGCGGTACAGGTGGTAAGCGACGCGCCGACCCAGCCCGTCGAACTCGATGCCCGAGCGCACCACGTTGCCCGGGCCGGAGGCCCCTGCGATTGGCGGCAGGTCGACGTTCAGGGTCATCGGCAAGTGCTCGGCCTCCAGCAGTTGAAGCTGCAGCGGCACGGCCAGGCCATCCTCGGGTCGGCGCGGACGCAGCCGGATCAGGCACTCCCCGCCTTCGAGCATCGCCCGACAGGCCAGCGCCTGCAGGCCGTAGAAGTCGGTCTGCCCGGCGGCGTCGGCTTCTGCCGTCCAGTCCCGCCACAGCGCCTGCACGTCGGCCTTGAAGGCATCGTCGGTGGAGAGGCTCTGTGGCTTGATGCCAGTGCCGACCGCGTTGGCGACAAACGCCTCGATGCCGGCCTGCGCCCACGCGTTGCGCCGGACCAGATCCCGGCTCTTGATGCGCAGGTCCTCACCACTGGCGAGCAGCGCCGCCACCGCGCCCGGATTGCCGGGCCGCCAGGCGAGCGATCGCCTACCCCGCCCGGCGGCCTCATGGACCGGCGCCTGGCCGAACAGGCTGCGGATCCGGCCGAACCAGCCGCCGGATGTTCGGACCGAGGGTCGAGATACAGCCTGGGCCATCAGAACCCTTTGCCGGTCGTGACGCGAATCTGGCGCGGGGCGCCCGGCCACAGGCCGGTTTCGGCGGCCTGCTCGAACAGGCCGCGCCGGACCTCGCGGATCGCGAGCTTGAGCTCATCGACCGTGCGGTACTCGACCGTCTTGTCTTGGAAGGTGACCCGACGCTCGCCACGGGCGAGCGCGGCCTCCAGCGCTAGGAGTTGCGCTTCGGTGTATGCCATTCAGCGGTAAACCATCAGGTTGAGTTCGGAGGTGTCGGAGAGCGTCCCGGCGGCGGTCGTGCAGATGACCTCCACAAACGCGGCCGTCTTGGCCTCGGCGCGCACGCGGGCGGCGGCGGCCTTCATGGACGACTGGCGCCCGGCGTTGCGGGCAAAGGCTACCCAGCAGTAGGTGTCGTCGGGCATCGGCTCGGCGAAGACCACGCGGTACTTGCCGGTAGCGATGCGCGTGACACCCTGGACGTTGAATGCCGACCGGATCACCGCCTGGTTGCCTTCCGTGCCGAAGCAGACCCAGGCGCGGGCCAGGCCCGGGTGATCCGCCGTGATACGGGCGCGGACCTCCTGGGCAATCGCAGCGGCGAGCTCGGCGATGTGTCCGGTCAGCGACATGGCCGCCGGATCAGGCGCCGGTCAGGGCCGCCTCGAAGACCGGCACGAAGTCGGTCTCCGGGTCGCCGATGGCGCTGGCCGCGACCGTGCCAATGTTCTGGCGGGCCTGGGCCTGCTCGTCGGCGGTCAGCGCCTGCGCGGCGTCGAAGCGCACACGGCGGTCCACGGCGGCCAGCAGCGCGGCAATGCCGCTCTGGTCCTTGAGGATCGCCTCCTGCAGTTCCTTGAGGGTGTCGAAGGCCGCGTCGGCGCCACCCAGCAGGTCGGCCTTGAGCGCGTCGAGCAGGCCGGTGATCTTGGAGGCCGAGAAGGTGGTCGTGGCGCCCGCCGCGTTGGCGTCATCGATCAGCGCGGCGCCGGCGATCTTGTCGAACTGCGCGCGCAACTCGTTGATCGCCGAGACCAAACTGGTCTTGTCGGTGGTCGACAGCCGGGAGAGCGTGCCGACCTGGTCGTGGATGGTCTTGAACTCCGACGCCAGACGCAGGACGAGGGATTCGATGCGAGTCTGCAAACTCATGGGGATGAACTCCGGGTAACAGGATGAGGAGCACCGGGGTGCTCAGGACGACAGCCAGCGGCTCTTGATCACGCGCCGGCCGGTTTTACGGACGCCAGAAACGGCGATGCCACCGCGAGCGGTGGCATCTGTGGGCGAACTCAATTCGATTGGGGACGGTGTGTCCGGCGGCGGCGCCAGACCCAGTTGCCGCTCCAACTCGCGCCAGTGACGCTCCTCGAAGCGGTCGAGCCCGGCGGCGCTCGCAGCCGCGCGCGCGTAGACGTAGCAGTCCAGTGCCTCATTGCGCTCGCGCATCTTCTGCCACGCGCGAATCGGGAAACCGCTCCGGTCACGGCGGGTGATCAGCTGCTCGGCGCACAGCTGCTGCAGGAACTCCGCATCGATCTTGGGCAGGTGCACAAACCCGGTCGGGAACGCGATGGTCGCGCCATCTTCTGCCACGTCGGCGGCTTTGCGCAGGTTGTTGTAGAACTCCAGCTTGGCGATGCCGACCACCACCGTGAACACCTTGATGCCGCGGCGCAACTTCTTGCCGTTGCGGGTGACATCGACCGCCGTCGGCGTGCCGATCAGCGCGGCGCCACGTGCCGTGCCCTTGACGGCCATCACACGGGCATCGCCGCAGGCGCGCACAAAGGCATACGCCTCCTGCGTGGCGAAGCCGGTATCTAGCGCCAGGCGCGCGAGCGGCATCGTTGCGCCACTGGCGTGCGTCCACTGCGCTTCGACCAGCTCGGCGAGCCGCTTCCACACTGCGTCGCGGGCGGTGTCGCCCATCAGCACGCGGTGCTCCACCAGCCACGCTTCCTTGCCGCGCCCGAAGGCCCAGATCGAGACTTCGATGCGGTCCTTCTGTACGTCGGCGCCGGCCGAGAGCAACAGGCCGCCCGCCGGCACGGTGCCGATGGGATAGTCCTCACGGCGCTCCAGCAGGCGCTGCCAGTCCGGTGCCTCGCCCTCCTCGACCCAGGTCTCGCCCAGTTCGGTGTTGCGGAAGGTCTTGATCGCCGCCGCCGACCCGCTCTCCTTGCTCACCGCGCTCTCCCAGGCTGCGGCTATGTCTCGCCAGCTGCGCCAGCCCACCGGGCTGTATAGCGAGGACAGGTGGAAGCCCGCCGTGCGCCCGCCCGTTTCCGCCATCGCCCGCCATTCGCCTTGCGACAGCATCCACGCCTTGTGGTGCTCATGGATGGGCTCGAAGCAGGCTTCGCAGATGTACGCGGCCGTCTCAGGCTCACCTTTGGTCCAGCGCAGCTGCTCGAAGCGCAGCCATTGGCGGTGGTCGCAGTGCGGGCATGGCACGAAGTAGCGGCGCTGGTCGGAGGCGTCGTATTCGCGTTCGATGGTGCTGGCACCGGCAATCGTCGGTGTCGACACGATGAAGATCTTGCGGCGCGCAAACGTCCGAGTCCGGGCTTCGGCGAGCGAGATCGCATCGCCTTCGCCCTCAACATCCAGCGGGTAGCCGTCGACCTCATCGAGAAACAGGTACCGCACCGGCATCGAGCGCAAACCCACCGCGCTGTTGGCGCCGGTCATGACCAGCACGCCGCCCCGGAATTCCTTGGCGAGGATGGTGTTGCCCGAGTCGCGCGAACGGGCTGGCGCGATGCGCTCGGCCAGCACCGCAGACTCCTCGATCAGCGGGTCGATCCGCTGCTTGGAGTTGCGCTTGGCCATCTCCACGGTCGGCCAGACGGCCATCATGGGGCCCGGCGCGTGGTGGATCACGTAGCCGATCCAGCAACTACCGCACTCGGTGCCGCCGACCTGTGCCCCCTTCATGAAGACCACCCTTTCAACGGGCGAGGTCGGCGACAGGCAGTCCATGATCGCGCGCAGGTACGGCGTGCGGCTGGTACGCCAGCGCCCGGGCTCTGCCGACGCCTTGCTCGACAGCATGCGGTGGCGATCCGACCATTCAGAGACAGTCAGCAGCGGATCGGGCGTCAGTCCTTCGCGCCAAGCACGCTCGAGCTCGGCGGCGCCTTCGTAATCCGCGTCCAGCATCAATCCACGCGCGGGCGCAGTTCGCCCAGCTCCTGCAGATGTTCACGCACGGCGGACTCCAGCGCGACGTGCATCGTGTGCGGCTCGACGCCCAGGGTCGCCGCCATCTGCGCGGAGACCCGCGCCGGCCAGTTCAGCCACGCGTCGCGTTCGGCGCGCGCGAGCTTGAAGACGTGCGCGATGGCCTGCGAGCGGTCCACCAGTTCGCCCTTGAGGCGGGCCAGGCGCACCTTGTTGGTCTGCGCCTTGACCACCTCGTTGACGGTGCGGGCCTGCAGCAGCGACGTGCCGCCTGTGGGCGACGATGCCGGGCTGTCCTGGGTCTGCCCCCCTTCCGGCGTTACGGCAGCCCTGACGGGCCGTGTGCGCGTGCCGGTGCGCGGCGCTTCGGTGTTGCGTGCCCATTCGGCGTCGGCGCGGTCCGTATCAATGGTGCCGTCCGCCTCCGGCGTGATGCGCCCTGCGGTGATTGCCTTGCGCACGGCGGCGTCCGACACGCCCCGATGCCGTGCGTAGGCGCGAATCGAAATTCCCATCTGAATCTTGCTGGTTCTTTTGCAGATAGCGCTTGGCTTCTGTGCCGAACAGCGCGTTCATCACGTCTAACGATCCACCACTCGCAAGGACACATGATGAATTTGCCGCCCCCTGAATCCCTGGCCATCAGGCTGGCCCACGCGGCGCAGACGATCCTGGCGCGCATCTGCCGCCAAGAGCTGGCGACCGCCAGCAAAGACGCACTCGACGCCGCCTATGCCGCGATGCGCGCGTGCACCGAATCGGTCGTCGATCAGTTGGTGAACGACATGCAGACCGCGCCCTGTTGCGCTGACGCTGCCTTCCTCGCAGCCGCGCTGGATTTGGCGGAAGCGGGGATCACATCGTTGCGCGGTCCTCGCTGAATGCGGTGGAGCCAAGCAGATCGCGCTTGGCTTCTCTGCCGAACAGCGCGTTCATCACACCACGTTCAAACCACCTCGAAGGAGTTCCACATGACCACGCAACAACTGACCCCGGCACAGCACGCCATCCTCGCCTACGCCATCCAGCACACCAGCGGCAAGATCGAATGGTTCCCCGACAACATCAAGGGCGGCGCGCGCAAGAAGGTTGTCGACGGCCTCGCCAAGCGCGCCCTTATCGCGGCTGCGGGTACCGAATGGCTTGTCTCAGCCCAGGGCTACGGCGCGCTGGGCTTCGACGCACCGCAGCCGGACGAACCCGCCGCCGACGCAGAAGCACAGCGCAAGGACGCACGGAAGGCACCGCGCAAGCGCGAGAACAGCAAACAAGCCCAGGTGATCGCAATGCTGCGTCACCCCGAAGGCGCAACGATCAGCGAGATCTGCAAGGCGACCGGCTGGCAAGCCCACACCGTGCGCGGCGCGTTCGCCGGCACCTTCAAGAAGCGGCTCGGCCTGACCATCGTCTCCGAGAAGTCGGCCGACGGTGAACGCATCTATCGGATCGAAGCGAAGGATGGCGCTCAGGCCGACCAGTCGGCCTGATGTCGCGCGGGACCGACTGCGATGTCAGCGGTCCCGCATGACACCGCAAACAACGCTTGGCTTGTACCCCGAACAGCGCGTTCATACAGGTGTCGCAACGACATCAACCAAGGACACCAACATGGACATCACCACCGCCAACTACAACGCCTTCGTCGTCGAGCTCACCGCCCTCACGCGCAAATACGGCGTCGCGCTCACCGCCATCGGCGGCGTCAGCATCGCCGATGAGCCCGGCGACTTCCGCAACGTCGTCTACGTCGCCGATATCACCAGCGGGGACCTGTACCCCAAAGACCCCGAAATCTGATCTACCTGCTGCATTGCGGTACCGCCCTCCTGGGCGGTTTCCGCGCTGGCGCGAAGCACCATCGCGTTCGCTGCAGGTGCCACGCTGCGGGTGCATCCCCTCACCACACAGCATGCGGGGCACTGTGCCCGCACGCTGCGGAGTGTTTGCTCTCCAGCCTTGGCTTGCGGCTCGAACAGCGCGTTACTGGTGCCATCACAACGACGCCCAAGAGGGAGCACACCATGACCACCACTGACCAGATTCCCGCCACCCGCAACGAGGGCTGGGGCTTCTACGGCACGATGAAGGGGCGCGCCGACGAAGCCTGGCCGCTGGCGATGACAACCGTCTCCAAAGCCACCGGCTCGTCATTTGAGGCCGTGCGCCTCTTTCTCGACAGCGCATGCGGACGCCACTTTGCGGATGACGTCTGCAACGCCCTCCACGGTGGCCAGACACTTACCGGTGCCATCGACTCCACGGCGGCTCTGTGGATGCAGCGTAAATCGAACGGTGGGCTCAGCCAGATCTATGGCATCCCGCGTGACCTGCCCCACCTGACGGCCTTTGTGGCCGCCAGCGAAATCGCCGACGAGCTTTCGGCGTAAGCCCCCTAACGCAATGCCGCCCGCGCTGCGGGTGGCGTGCGTCTACCGGATCAGCGCCTCGCGGACAGCTGGCTCCCCGGTGTATTCCTCCCAGCGTCTGACGATCACGTCGGCGTATTTGGGATCCAGCTCGATCAGGCGCGCCGCGCGCGCCGCCTTCTCCGCCGCGATCAGCGTGGTGCCCGAACCGCCAAACGTGTCGAGTACCACGTCGCCCGGCCGGCTCGAATTGCGGATCGCCCGCTCCACCAGTTCCACCGGCTTCATCGTCGGGTGCAGGTCGTTGCGGGCAGGTCTCTTGATCTGCCAGACATCTCCCTGGTCGCGGTCGCCGCACCAATGGCGCTGCGCCCCCTCGGCCCAGCCGTACAGGATCGGTTCGTATTGCCTTTGGTAATCCGCACGGCCAAGCGTGAAACGGTCCTTGGCCCAGATGATGAACGTCGACCAGCGGCCACCCGCCTCGCGGAACGCCGCCTGCAGCACGTCCAGCTCACTGGAGGACATCGCCACGTAGATGGCACCTCGGCAGTTGGCAATCGTCGGCGTCAGCGCTGCCAGCAGGAAGTCGTAGAAGCCGCCGCCCAGGTTGTCGTTCAGGATGGCCCGACTCGTACCGCGCTGCCGGTCCTTGGCCGTATTGGCGTAGTTCACGTTATAGGGTGGATCCAGAAAAGCCATGTCAGCCTGCTCGCCCTGCAACAGCCTGTCGTAGTTCTCCGCGACGGTCGCATCCCCGCATAGCAGCCGGTGCCTGCCCAACACCCAGACGTCGCCCGGACGGGAAATCGGATCCTCGGGCACTTCCGGCAGCGCAGACGCCTCCGCCTGGCCGTCACCCTCCTCCCCGTCCATCAGATCAGCGAGCGCGTCCGCATCGAAGCCCGTCAACGACAGGTCGAAATTCGCCGCGTCGAGCGCGGCCAGTTCGGCGCGCAGCACGGCTGCGTCCCAGCCCGCGTTCTCGGCAATGCGGTTGTCCGCGATGACCAGCGCCCGCCGTTGTGTCGGGCTCAGGTGATCCAGCACCACCACCGGCACCACCTGCAGGCCGAGTTTCATGGCAGCAGCAAGGCGTCCGTGCCCCGCCACGATGACCCCGTCGCCGCCGGCCAGGATCGGATTGGTGAACCCGAACTCCACGATGCTGGCCGCGATCTGCGCGATCTGTTCGTCGGAGTGCGTCCGAGCGTTGGCGGCGTAGGGGGCGAGCCTCTGGATCGGCCAGTGCTCGATCTTGCCTGCGAGCCAGGAGGCCGTCATGGCGCCACCTCCTCGCCCGCCAGGCGCTCGGCCGCAACGGCCGCGAAGGTCTGGCCGGTCGACTGCAGCGTCACCGGCGCCTCGGGGAAGTTCTGCTGGAAACGCTGGATTGCGACGTCCACGTATTCGGGTGCGATCTCGACGCTGCGGCACTGACGCCCGGTGCGCTGGGCGGCCAGCATGGTGGTGCCGCTGCCGCCGAAGGGTTCGAACACGATGTCACCGGTATCCGAGTACGCCTCGATCACGAACTCCGGGAGCGCGACCGGGAATACCGCCGGGTGGTCGATGTCGCGGCCGATCTTGCCCTTGTGCCGCATCACGCGGATCACCGAATCGGGAATCCGGGTGTCCTGGGTAAGCTTGCCCTCGTGCGTCCAACTCCCACGAACGCCGTCCCGGCCCCGCATCGAGGTCGACGTGCCGTCCGGACGCAGATGTTCATCCCGGCCGGCGAACTTGCACGGCACCGTCTTGTTTGGCCGGCGGGCCTCGCGGTTGAAATGGAAGACGAACTCGAACGACGGCGCCAACCGCCCCATCCAGTCGCCCGGCATGCCCGGCCCCTGGTCCCAGACGTACCAGCCGAAGCGCCGCCAGCCCTGCGTGCGCATCCACGCGATCCAGGCATCCCAGTACGGGACGACCTCGCTGTCGCGGTGGACCAGCCCGAGGTTGACGAGCACCTGGCCGTCGCCGGCCATCGGCAGGTTGCCGAAGACGCCGCGCATCAGCACGTCCCAGTTCGCGATACCACCGGTGGTGTAGTTGCGCTGGTTGGCGTAGGGCGGCGAGGTAAAGCACAGCGCGGCTTGCTGGCCCGCCATCAGGGCCGCGATCACCGCGCTGTCGATGGCATCGCCGCAGATCAGGCGGTGCTCGCCCAGGAGCCAGACGTCGCCTGTCCGAGACACCGGCACCGCAGCGGCGTCAGGCACGTCGTCCGCTGCATCCTGTTCCTCATCTCCCTCCCCGCTGCCGTCTTCGGCATCGCCCAGGTTGTCGGCCAGCAGTGCCTCGATCTCGGCGTCGTTGAATCCGGTCAGGGCCAGGTCGTAGCCGGCGTCAGCCAGTTCCGCGAATTCCACCGCCAGCAGTTCCTCGTCCCAGCCCGCATCGAGCGCGATACGGTTGTCGGCGAGGATCAACGCACGCTTCTGCGTCGGCGACAGGTGGGCCAACTCGATCACCGGCACCTCGTCCATGCCGAGCTTGCGCGCGGCAACCAGACGCCCATGGCCCGCGATCACGCCGTTCTCGCCGTCGACCAGGACCGGGTTGGTCCAGCCGTACTCCACGATGCTGGCGGCGATCCTGGCCACCTGCTCGTCGCTGTGGGTCCTCGGGTTCCTTGCGTAAGGAATCAGCGCCGCGACCTTGCGGTACTCGACGTTGAGCATGTTCTGTTTCGGGTTCCCAAAAGAAGACGGCCCGCGCGGGAACGGATCCCGGCGCAGGCCGCGTGCAAATGAAAACGCCCGCCGACGGTCGGGCCGTGGGCGGGCGTGGAATGGGGGTAGTGCGTACCGGACGGGGTGCGAACTGCGAACCGTGCGAACCTCGGTGCGCACCCTGACGGTGGGCAGGTCTTGCGCTTGTCCCTCCCGTATTGCGCTTTAGGAAGGAAGGACCCCTTCGCCCCCTGGGGGGCCTCGCGGCCCCGGCGCTTATGTCGTCACGATAGGCGTAAATGTACCGCTTTTCGGGGGAGATGCGACACCCCCCTTTTTGCGTTGGCTTGTCAACCGATAGCACTGGCCCGCAATTCTCCGCAGGCGTTGCCGATATTGCTCAATTTCACTCACGGTCCACGTGCTCGCCTCCATTGAGCCGGTCGACCACCGTCTGCATCGCACGTTGCCAGCGCCGTTGCGCCGTCTTGACACAGCACGCGTAGCGCTTGGCGATGTACCGCCATTCGTCGCCTTGCGCACGCATCCAGACGAGGTGCCGGTGGTCCACGTCCAGCCACTGCACCCACCGCATCGTCTCCAGCATCCGATCGATGGCCGCGGGACTGGGCGGATAGTAGTGACGCGGCTGGTCGTCCGCTGCCAGGCGCTCCCATTGCTCGCGCACGATGTGCGGCCAGACACGGAAGTAGCCCTGTACTCGGACGGGAGGAAGGGTGCGCCCGGTACGCGCTGCCTCCTCGAAACGCGCGGCCACCGAATCGGGTGTCCAGGCTTCCGAGCTACCGGTCATGGCGCTGGCCTCCTCCGTATAGCCTCTCACCGATGCGGCGGATGAATTCGCGCTCGATGAAGTCCAGGCGCTCGTCGGCCTCGTTCACCACGAGGATGCGCTGGTCCCGCCAACCTTGTCGCTTGAACGTTTCGAGATCCGTGACCTCAGGTTGCGTGCGGGCCAGTGCGGAACGATAGGACGGTGTAGGGATCTTCATGTCCCACCTCCCGTGTCTCGGTCGTCCAGAGATCGCAATGCCCGGCCGGATTTGGTGCCCGGGCCCAGGGCGAGAATGGTCGTTGTCATGGTTGTTGAAGTCCTTGATTCGTGCGGACCGACGGATCTGACGCGGTACATCGAAACTCCCCATGAGGTGTGTGCGCGTACGCGCACGCGTAGGAGTTACGACGTAGTCCGTCCGATCCGTCGGTCGGATGTGTCGACGTGGTGGTCAGTTGTCCGCGTATGGGGTGTAGGCGGGCGTGGCCGGGTGTTTGAGGCCAATGCCACGGAAGCCGCGCAGACCGGCCGTGTTGCGCCATTTCTCGACGCCACGGGTGAGCAGCAAATCGGCAAACCGCTTTTGCGATCCCGTGAACTCGCCAGCGGCTTCGGCCCACTGCTTCCAGTCGTTGAACAACTCGGCGGTCAGCGACTTGGCGTTGGCCTCGCGCACACAGCGTTCGTCCAGCCAGCGACCCAGGGCGTCCTCTGCCTCGAAATACTCCTCCGTCGCGTCCAGCACCTGTTGCGGCGGATCGAGCCGGCCCAGCCGCTGCCAGTCGAGACAGCCCTGAACAGCCCACGCCAGGATGCCGTCGCGTTCTGCCAGCAGCTTCTGCTGCAAGTTCTTGTCACGCCGCTCAGGCGGCACGGTCACCGTGAACGGAATCAAGTGCAAGCGCCGCTTCATTGCCTCGTCGATGTTGCGGATGGCCGGTTTGTGGTTGCCCGCGACGAACAGCTTGAACTGCGGGAAGAACTCGAAGAAGTCCTGACGCATGAAGCGCGCGGAGATCTTGTCGCCACCGGTGAGGTTCTTGACCTTGGATTCCGCCCAGCGCCGTCCCTGCTCGGTCTCGATGGCCGCCACGAAGCGCGCGCCTCGCAGGCCCGCCATGTCGGTCGGATGCCGGTCGGCGCGCGTTTCCATGAACGTGTCCATCGCCGCGTTGACCGCGTAGTCGCCCAGGATCGTGGCGAGCGTGTTGACGAACACCGACTTGCCGTTCGCGCCCGTGCCGTACAGGAAGAACAGCGCATGCTCCTGCGTTGACCCGGTCAGCGCGTAGCCTGCCATCCGTTGCAGGTAGGCCTGCAGCTCGGCGTCGCCCCCCGTGACTTCGGCGAGGAACTGCCACCAGGTCGGGCAATCGCCCCCAGGCGTCGCCGTGGTGATCTTGGTCATCCGGTCAGCCCGGTCGTGCGGACGTTGCCTGCCGGTCTTGAGATCAACCACGCCGCCGGGCGTGTTGAGCAGCCACGGGTCTGCGTCCCACTCGCCGGTGGTGGCCGCGTGCCGGCGATCCGCACGCGCCAGCCGTTCCACGCCGCCGACCGTGCCGGATGTCGCCAGTTTGGCAGCGAGCTTCGGGTTGTCGGCGTTGACGGCAGCGTTGCGGCAGACGTTGCGAATCAGGTCCGTGGCCGCCAGCGTGTCCTCGGTGCGCCAACGGTGGCCGTCCCACACCAGCCAGCGGCCCCACGCGGCGACGTAGCGCCAATCGCGGTGGTAGCGCCGGGTGAAGGCCAGTGCCAGCGCGTCTTCGGTACCCCACACCGACTCGTCGCTGCCGATGACCGGCTCCGGATCGCAGGCGACATCGTGCATCTGCAGGCGCGGACCATGGGCGATGAAGGCGGCGATGTCGAAGCCTTCCGCCACGGCGTCCGCCGCATCCCATCCGTCGGCCGCTTCCTCGGGCGGGTACAGGATGTGGCAGGTCTTCGCGCCCGCCGACAGGATGGCCTGAGCCGCGTTGGCTGCGTACTCCCAGCCCGGCTTGTCGCGGTCAGGCCAGATCAGCACGGCCTTGCCGGCCAGAGGCGACCAGTCGGTTTTCTCAACCGGCGCGTTCGCCCCGTGCATGGCCGTGGTGGCGACAATGCCGGCGTCGATCAGGGCCTGGGCGCATTTCTCGCCCTCGACCAACACGACCTGCGTGGCGGTCGCCAGGCCCGGCTGGTTGTACAGCGGGCGCGGCTCGGGCGGCGCCATCTTGCGGCGCTTGGCGTCCCACGGCCGGAATTCCTTGCCCCGGCCGGGCGGGTCGTAGCGGTACACCACCCCGATCAGCCTGCCGGCTGCGTCCAGATAGTCCCACTTGGCCGTCTCCGGACCGAGGTCGTCCGTTGGCGGCGCCTTCCGCTTGCGCCGCACCGGCTGCGTGCTGACGAGACCGAGCAGGTCGGCAGCGCGCGCCAGCACCTTCGGGAATTCCGCGTGCACGTCGACACCCAGGGTGCCCGCGATCACTGCGAACACGTCCCCGCCATCACCCGTGGCGCGATCCGTCCACAGGCCGGCCTTCTCGCCGTCGAGCACGATTTCCAGGCTGTCGCCCGGATTGCCCTGGATGTCGCCAATCACGAACTTGTTCCGCCGCTTCTTGCCGGCTGGAAACAGGATGGCCAGCACCGAGTCCAGCCGGTCGAGCAGCAAGCCCCGGATGCGGTCCCGCTCCGCCTCCGCGGATACAGGGCGTGCGACCTCCCGGCCCTGCGGCGGGCTGTCATTGAAGTCGAGCATCGGCGCTCCGTTCTTCCAGTTCGTCAGGGGCCGCCAAGAGATAGCCGGTCTTGACTGCCACCTCGCGAACGAACGCGGAGGTGAGATCGATCAGTCCGGCCACCTGTGCGAGATCGTTGCTGCGCAGGAAGCGCTCTGCGTCGTCCTGCACGGACTGGCTCTCTCCATAACGGGCGTCGGCGATGGCCTGACAGAGCACCGCCACGATCAGGCGTTGCTCGGGCATGAGCCCAGTGGCCGGCGCATGGACGTGGCGCAGCAGCAGCTTTTCGACCGCGCGCATGGTCACCAGCGGGCGCGGCCTCGCGGCCCGCTTGGTGCGGCGCGGATCGATGGTGCTGCGGGTTTTGGGACGGTGATTGAAATTCAGCATCTCGGTTACCACGGAATGTCATCTTCCAAGTCGGCGAACGCATCCGCCGACAGTCCTACGGAACGCTTCTGCCCCACCGAGGTGGCCTGGGCACGGGGCGCGTCGAGCGCCATTGCCTCCGTGTACGCGAACACGATGGCCTCGATCACCCGCAGCGCTTCCTCTTCGGTGTAGTGGGCCAGCGGCTTGTCGAAGCCGATCTCGCCGGCCACCTGCCCGAACGGTCGCAGGCATCGGCGCATCGCAGCACGCTGCTGCGCAGTGGTCTCAGGCATATGCGCCTCCCTTGTGAGTGATTCGGACAACGGCGGCTCGGTCTCGCACCAAGCCCCGTACATGGCGTGGAAGGCGTCCTGGCAGCGGCGCGAGCAGAAAGCCCAGTCGGGCGGATGGCGACGCGGATCGCCCACGCGGAAGCGCAGGTCCGAGTGCCGGTAGCCACGTGCCTGTTGGCGACAAACCCAGCATTGCACGGTCCCTCCTCACTGCGCCCACGCCGGGCGCGTGAAACCGACCGCCTGCCGGGGTTGGGCGGCACGTGCCGGTGCCGACGCGGCAGGCGCGTGTGCGCGGCCGACACCGGCATTGGCGGCGTTCGCCGGCGGCGTGTTGCCGGCCATGAGCGCCACATAGTCTTTGTGGTTCGGCTCCACCGCCTGCCGGATCACGTTGCGGGCGTCGCCCCGGCTGTCGAGCTCGATGTCGACACGGCCGATGAATTCCATGCCGTGAAGCTCACCGAAATCGCGGATGCGTCGGGAGAGCTGGGCCGACTCGGTGCTGTCGTCCGGGTGCACGCCACGCGCGGAGTTCAGCGCTGCGCGCACAAACGCACGCCCCATGTTGGCCCACTCGTCCCCCTTGGGCGAATGCAGACCGATCATCGACCACAGCTTGCGCTTGGCGTACGGCCCTTCGAGGACCACGAATTCGGCGGCGAGATACACACTGCCGGTGTGCTCGGATTCGGTGGCCCAGCCGCCGGTCCAGCCGCGCGACGGATCATCGAAGCCGCCCTGACGAATCGTCATGCGGATCTTGAGCAGCGTGCCCTTGGGGATCAGGTCAAAACCAACCTGCCGGCCGGCGTCGTTGAAATCGTTCCAAAACGTCATGATCAAAGCTCTCTGGTATCAGGAAAAGTTCGGTTGGGTCGTGGCGCCTGCCAGCGGCACAGGCTTGCGCGGCGCCGCGGTCTTGGCGATCAACTTGCCCAGGTGCGGCTCCTCCAGGGCATCCAGCCGGCCGGAGCGGTCCTTGGCCGGGTAGCCCCAGGCGTTGTCGGTGTGGGTGACGAACGCTCGGAACGGCTCTGCGGGCACGGCGGCCGCCTCCCCTTCCGCCGGTGCGTCGGGGCGCAGCAACGCCAGCGTGATCACCTCATCGATGACACCGGGCAACTCCAGCGCGGTCTTGCTGCCCTCGAGCTGGATCGCGAAAAACCGTCGGTTGAACTCGTCGACCTTCTCTTCCAGAATCGCCACGAACACGACGTGCTTGTCGCGCACGTGCTGCAGGTGCGTGAGCGCCGCGATCATCTCGGTACCGAGCAGGCCATAGGCGCCCCGCGTGTCCGGCTTGCCGGTGCGCTCGGAGAACGCCTGCGGTTGCGTCTTGGCCCAGGCCAGGCACTGTCGGGACAGCACGGTGATCGAGTCCACGAAGTACGTGCTGTACTTCCGCAATTGCGCCGGATCGCCATAGCGCTTGCACACCGCGTCGAAATGCGCCTGCGAGTACGGCTGGTCGGGGCTGGCTGCCGGATTGGGGCCGGCCAGGAACACGACCAGATCACGGAACTCGGGCCACGAGCGCGGGCGCAACGTGTCGCCATACCAGTCCAGCACCGCCAGATCGCCCGCCTCCAGATCGACAAACAAGGTGCAGTCTTCCGGCAGCGTCTTGAGCTGGCTGGTCTTGCCCGCGCCGGGGATCCCGACGAGGATGATCTTGGCGCACCGGGGCTCGGCCAGGCGCTGGTCTGCGCTGATGATGGGCAGCGTCATTGCCATGCCTCCTGGCCGGCGAGCACGACTTGCGGCTGCTCCAGCGTGAAGGTGGACTTGCCGGGGCGCACGGTACGAGCCGCCTCGAATTGCTTGCGGAAGACGTCGGACCAGTTCTTGTACTTGTTCTCCGACACCTTGTAGGTGATGGTCATGTACTGCTCGGGGATGTCGCCCGAGGCGGCGATATTGCACGCCAGTTGCCTCAGCTTGACCTGGTCCCAAACCACGTTGTTCACCAATTCGCACCTCACGGTCTGGCCGTGATCGTCAATGCGGACCGTACCGTGGTCGCGGCCGGTTGCCAGAATGGCTTGGCGAGCCAGGTCGGCATAGCGCAGTTCATTGATCTGATCGGCGAATGCGCGCACCTCCTTGGTG